TCCAACCCCTAAAGAGAAGATCCGCAAGAACCTGCGGGCTCGCATCAGCACGCCACCCGAGCCGGTGCTCCAGTGGATCCAGGCCATAGAAAACCGCCGCGGCGACGGCAACCTCGCCGGGTTCAACCCTGGCGCCCCGATCACCCTGCACATGTCCGACGCAGCTTATGCCTTGTTCGAGGCCTTCGACGAGTACGTCGAGACGCGCATCGATACGGCCAGGAAGGCGGGCACCGGGACGGCCGAACTGTTCCGCCGGTGGTGGGAGAACGCCAGCAAGATGGCCCTCATCGTCGAGCTCGCAACCAACCCGATGGCCGAGAAGATCAGCGAGCAATCCGCGCGCTGGGCGATCAGTTACATCAGCTATTGGGGCACCCACATGGAGCGGCGGGCGATGGAAAACCTGGCCGAGTCCGACTTCCATCGACTCCAGAAACAGGTGTTCAAACTGGTCGAGCGGGCAGGGATCAGGGGCCTGACCATCGGGCAAATATCCGACCGATGTATAGGGTTTGAAGCATCACCGCCGAACGTCAAGGACGCCATCATGCAGAACCTGGTGCTCTGCGGGAAGGTGTCACTCGAGCAGATCCACACCACGGCGAACCGGGGGCCGAAGCGCGTGGCGTATGTCGCCTGCTCCGGCGAGAAAGGCAGGGAGGCATGATTTCATCGGAACTATTGCAGCAAAATCGGAGGGGGTCTCCGATGGTAAAAGCCGCATGGTTGACAGAGATTCTTAAATATATAGGGGGGGGAGGGGGGGTTATGTATACATGAAGATATTTTTTATGTGTGTACTAGGGGCTTGCCGATAAGTTCAAAAATCGCAGTTTTCCGCTTAACCATGCGGGTTATACCCAAGGAAAGGAAGGTGCTAGGTGGTTTTGATGAGTTTTCCCTACCCAATCTCGGCCAACCGATACTGGCGCATCTTCCGCAACCGGGTGGTGCGATCGAAAGAGGCTGAGGCCTATAAGCAAACCGTGGCCATTGCTGCGCGATACGCGGGCGCTGCTGCGTTGGATTGCGAAGTTGGGGTCAGCCTATGCCTGAGGCCTAGAAAAACGCGTGGAGGGGCTGCATCGCGCGTGCGGCTGGATCTGGACAACGCGATCAAGGTGACGCTCGACGCGCTCAACGGGATCGCCTGGCTGGATGACAGCCAAGTGGTCAGGCTGGATGCCTGGATCGGGGAGCCAGTCGAGGGCGGTGGCGTCGACGTCAAGGTCGAGCGGGTGGCGCGATGGGAAAGCTGATCTGCTACAACGAGGACGGCCGGCGCTGCGGTGAAACCCACCACCGCGCCAAGCTGACCGACGAGCAGGTCAATGCCGCGCGCGACCTGCATGAGGATCTGGGCCTGTCATACGCGCAGATCGCCTCGCTGCTTGGGGTAAGCAAGTCCGCCGTGGCTTGCATTTGCCAATACAAAAAGCGTGCCAACCTGGTGGTCGAGTGGCGTGCACTTAAGCGGGTGGAAAAGTGACATGCTAAGTGTATGCCAAGAAAGTCGAAATACGACCGCGATGCGGTCATTGCTGAGATATGCGATCGCCTGTCGAAGGGCGAGACGTTGCGGTCGATTTGTCGCGACAAGCATATGCCAGCGTGGCAGGCTGTCTATCAGTGGGTTGATGATGATGAGGACTTTGCTAGACGCATCGCGCGCGCGCGTGAAATTGGTTTCGATGCGATTGCAGAAGAGGCGCTAGATATTGCTAATACTCCTGTTATCGGTGTGCGTGAGGAAAAAAGTGTCGATGGTTATAAGGTAATCAAGGAAGATATGCTCGGCCATCGCAAATTGCAGATCGAGACCCGCCTCAAACTACTCTCCAAATGGTCGCCCAAGAAGTACGGCGAGCGCCAACACCTGGAGCACTCAGGCAAGGTAGGTCTCGAGTCGCTGATCGCTGACGACGAATGAGCGCCGAGAAGGCACGCGAGCGCATTCGGGAGTGGCGCCGCGACCCGGTCAAGTTCGCCGTCGATGTTTTCGGGATCGAACCCGACCAATGGCAAGTCGATGCCATGCAGGCCCTGGGCGGCGAGTACAACTCGGCGCGCCGACTGTGCATGCGGGCCTGTACCGGCCCAGGTAAGTCCGCAACGCTGGCATGGATGGGGTGGCACCGGCTGACCTGTTTCGCCAGCACTGGCGAGCATCCAAAGGGCGCAGCGCTGTCCATCACAGCGGACAACCTCAAGGACAACCTGTGGGCTGAACTGGCCAAGTGGCAGGCGCGCAGTCCGTTCCTGTCCAGCGCTTTCACATGGACCAAGGAAAAGATCTACGCCAACGATCACCCAGAGACTTGGTTCCTGTCTGCCCGATCGTTTGCCAAGGACGCTAATGCCGAGGCGATTGGCCGGGCGCTGTCAGGTCTGCACAGCAAGTATCCGTTTATCCTGCTCGACGAGACAGGCGACATGCCGGTGTCGGTGGGCCGCGCGGCTTCGCAGATCCTGACCGGCAACCCCCGTGATGCGGCGATTATCCAGGCCGGCAACCCGACCAGCACCACCGGCCTGCTGTACGAGTCCTGCACCAAGGCGGCCGAGCAGTGGCGCGTCATCACCATCACGGCCGACCCGGATGACCCGAGGCGCACGCCGCGGGTGAGCGTGGAGCATGCACGCGAGATGATCGACACATACGGGCGCGACAACCCTTGGGTGATGGCGACGATCCTCGGGCTGTTCCCGCCGACCGGATTCAATGCACTGCTCGGCGTTGATGAGGTCGAGGCTGCCATGAATCGGGCCTACAAGGCTGACCAGATCAAGGCGGCGCCCATCGTCATCGGGGGTGACGTGGCCAGGCAGGGCGACGATGCCAGCGCGCTGATCGTGCGGCAGGGCCGCCAGGCGTTCCCGTTCCGCATGCTTCGCATCCCCGACATCATGCTGCTGGCGCATCAATTCGTGCTGGAGCTAAATGAGAAAAATGCAGACGCGATGTTCGTCGACGAGACCGGGGGCTATGGCGCCGGCGTGGTCGATGCAATGCGGCAGCTTGGCCATCCGGTGATCGGCGTGCAGTTCTCCGGCAAGGCGAGCGACTATCGTTACTACAACAAGCGCGCCGAGATGTACTTCGAAATGGCGCAGTGGGTTAAGGCGGGCGGCGCATTGCCGCCTGATCCGCAGCTCAAGGAGGAACTGTGCGCCACGACATTCGTCCACCAAGGCGACAAGTTCCGCATCGTCGACAAGGACCTGATCAAGGAGCAGATTGGTCGTTCGCCCGATAAGGCCGATGCGCTGGCCCTGACCTTCGCGCATCCGGTTATGCCAAAACAGCGCAGCGTACTGCCCGGTCGTGCACTTAAAGCGGACAGACGGTCATACGATCCGTACTCATGAAACTCGAACTGCTCAACATTCGCACGCCTGCAGTTCAATCCTTCCTCTGGACGTACCTCGAGCCTAGCGACTTTCGTCACGACTACACCAAGCTCGACGCACTCAAGGAGGTCGAGCGCCAGGTGTATGCCGATGAGTGCCAGTTGTGGGGCGACCTCGATGCGAACTTCATGTTCCGCGCGGTCACCCGCAACCCAAAGGTGCTCGAGCCGCACATCATGGGCGACGGGATGGTGTTTCGATCAGCGATTTCGCAGGGCCTGCCGATCGTGTGGTCGATGGGCTACGAGAAGGTGGCGATCTGGACTCAGTTCGAACAGATCGCCAGGATCGTGCAGAAGTGCGGATTCACCCTAGACGCACGGCTGCCACGGATGCACGCGGACGCGGAGGGCAATCTGCTCGACCTGTTCGTTCTGACGATGGAGAAACCGAATGCGCTATGACCACTTCACGATGCTGCCCGAGCGGGCCTTCCAACCGATCGGCGGCAAGATGACCTTCGAAGGCGGTGGTGGCGGTGGCAAGGGCAGCGCACCCCCGCCGCCTCCCCCTCCCGAGCCCCCGAAGCAACCGGAGAAGGCTCCCGACGTCGAGGTGGCACGCGCGAAGAACAAGAACGCCATGGCCGGGGGGATGAGCGCAGGCCCGAACAGCACGATGCTGACTGGCCCCGACGGCGTTGATCCGAACGCGCTG